CGTATTTCTTGTTAGCCTCTGGGGAGTATGGAATGTCTTGCATATTCACCATGGCTTTACGTGCTTCGTTCCCTAGGGCTTTCATCTTGTTAGCATACTCTGCATATGCTATCTCTTTAGGGTTTCTCATCTTACTTACTAGTGTGAATGCATCATCAGTCTCATACATCTTAGTACTTCTTTGCATCTTAGTTACAGTCTTAGTTACTTCTTTACCTGACTTAGTAGTGTAAGTCTTTTCATATGTTGGGTCATCTACTGTCTTCCATGTTTGTTTTCCTGTCTCAGGATCTATAATAGGAGAACCTTGTCTCTTAACAACAGATGTCTCAGAACTAGCACGGGATATGATACTACCTGCACCCTCACGGTATCTTCCGTTTTCATCTATGTGTCCTTGGTACTTTCTCTTAAGTTCAGCTATGTTGTTGTCTTTCTCACTTTGTTTATAGTTAAGCTTATGCTTACCTGCATCTATAACAACCATTGAATGTTTAACTGCTCTAGCTATCTCGTCATCAGATGCTCCGAATAAAGTCATGTCTGTTATTAGATTTGAAATTTTACCCATCTCTACTTGAGTACTATCAGAAGTCTTAGTCTTCATGTACTTCATTCCTGGTATCTCAGGATATTGCATCTTAGGGTCGAATCCTTCTAATGCTTTTAAAGGCGGTTTATTAGATATACTAACATTACCTTTACCTGTAGGTATAACCATAACTGTATCTCCATCAAAATCTGCTCCTGATAAACGTTCTGCAACTTTAGAGTTTATACATACAGCATCTAATGGGTTCTTACCTATCATTTTAGCAGCGTCTGCTTGTTTATTATTAACAGTTAAGATAGGTATTTCAAATAGTCCTCCATGAGGATATCTTACTAAAGCGACCTTAGATCCGTCTTCATAGTTAGGTGCGTATACTTCGTTGTCTTTCATTGAAGGTACTGAAAGTATTACTTGGTACTTCTTTCCTGGTAGCGCTGCAGCTTGAAGGTGTACAGCAGAAGAGTCACAGTCATCTGCGAATGATTTTAATAAAGCTTTCTTAACTGTAGGATTTGTTAATGACATGATTTCATCGAACTCAGCTTGCTTATCTGCTTCAGCTAAACCTAGTTGTTGCTTAACTAATTTAAGATTTTGTTTAGATAAGAATTGTGAAGGAAGTTTGTCTGCCCATTCTCCCCAGTCTCCTTCTTCCGCTCTTTTGTTTATTAATGATAACTTCTTATTACCATCTTTGTCTGTATAGAAACTTTGTCCACCAGCTTTGATTAAAGAACCAAATGGATTGTCTGGGTCATCTTTTATAGGTTTTAATACTTCCATTTTAGATTTGTCTTTTGTTTTGTTAGTGTTGAACATTACGTCTACACCTTTTGGTAGGTCATCAGAATATACAGCCATTCCTTTGATATAGTGAGAACCATCAACCATTATACGAACTTGTGCATAATTAGATCCGCCAAGATCTAGGTCTTTACAACCTCTTCTTATTTCAACAAGTCCGTCTTTTTCTATTCCTCCATCCTCAGCATATCTTATTGCTAATCTCTTAGAATCTAAAGACGCTGGGTAATGGAATGTATCAAATGTTTGGCCTTCATTATGTGAATGGTATTCTGTAATAGAGTGTACATTTTGATAGTCATACATATCTTTCCACTCTTTATCAGGTCTTGCTAATACTTTAAGGTTAGTTTGTTTGCCTGGGTTGTTAACTTGTGCTACACCTCCACCGTACTTGTGATAACCTTCGAATTCAAGCATCATTACGGCTTGGTCTAGTTTCTCTTTAGATATACCTAGTTCTCTCTCAACACCAGTACCAATATCAATCATACCTTTTTCATCTACTTGTTTTCTTAAGAAGTCTGCTGTCTTTTGAGCTTCCTTCATTCTACCTTCCGATTCAGCATTTAATAAACTTCTTACTGATGAATCGTTTTTGTAGCCCATCATCTTAGCTATTTCATTTAAAGAGTGTCCTTGTGCTCTTAGGTCTTTAGCTATCTCAACTTCTACTGCTCTATGACCATCTTTAATCATAGTCTTTTGAAGTCTTACTTTAGTTGTTGAAGTTCCTAATGCGTCTGCTATTTCTTTCTCAGACTTACCTTGTTTAGTCATATCATTTATAACTGCAAATGATTTCTCTATGTTGAACTGTTCCATTGTTAAACCCATAGATTTAGCTATATCTTCATCGCTAACTCCATTATCTACCATATATTGAACTCTTGATAAGAAGTCTGTACAATGTTGATAAGGGTCTTTCCCTGAACCCCAAGGGTAACGCCCTGAACGTCTAGGCATTCCATAATGCATTAATTCATTAATATCTGGTTTGTTTTCATAAGCCATGTGCTTATTCCCCCTCTATTTTTAATTTCTCAATAACTTTATCGAATGTTATGATTTTGTCCATTATTGGAAGAATATCATCGGCTGTAGGGTTATAGACTACTATTTCATTATTTTGGTATATCCTTAATTCCATATCAATATTTCCTGGTTTCATCTTATACTCTAAACAGAATAAAGCCGCATATATTTCTAATTGTTCCATATGCGCTTTAGTAACTCCTGTTTTTAAATCGTGTATACGCAACAAGTTATTTCTAAATATAATAGCATCCGCTGTACCAAAGCAGTTGTCAGAATAATATAATACTTGTTCTGGATTCATCTTAAAGCCTATCGCATCGTTGACATACATGTTTAATGTCTTTTGTGATTTAGGTAGCTTTTGTCCAAGCGTTATGCATTGTGCTGCGAAGTCATGTAATATGGTTCCTTTCATTGTAGCTTGATGTCTAGTATAAGATTCTACAAGTTTATCAGAGTCGTAATTAATCCAATGGTATTTGCTCGCTCCTAAGAATGCATGTTTACCTTCTAGAGAATAATGTTTGTTGAAGTTCATATAATACCTCCTCTTTGTTTTCGGGATATATAAAACTCGCATAAGACATTTCATCCATAAGTTCCACATAGTATTCTTGATTCGGCCTGTGAGATGCTGTCTCCGATTTCTTTACTTCTAAAGCAGCCCACTTGTCTCTGTATAATATCAATAGGTCGGGTATTCCTTGAATGTAGCTCGAATCATTTTTCATGATTATACAACCTTTGAATATTTGTTTTAATTCTTTTATAAGTCTAGATTGGAAATCTCTTTCAAGTTTAGACATTATATATCTCCCCTTTCAAAAATATAAAAAAAAGAAAGAGACCAAGCTGTTCCTAAGACCTGGTCTCCAAATATTTGGGAGGTACGTTATTATGAATATCCTCCACTCTCTTCGCTACGCTCAGCGAAATTAAAGAGAGAAGGAATTTCTTCCTTTAAAACGCTCAAACGAGCATCTTTTCTCTCCTCATAAAAGGCCATGTAATTTTCGCGTGCCCTGCGACCAAAAAGAGAAGGCCTTGTGGCCTAATCTTCTTTGTTTTCAGTTGTTCCTGTTGCTTTTAATAATTCATCTAATATTTCATTTGATTCTCCTATAATTTGATTGACTCTATTTTCGTATTCATATTGTTCTGCAATTTGTTTTAATATTTTTCGTTCTTGAACTGTTCCATATATTATCATTCCTACTCCTAGTAACATTTCAGATACTCCAAATATTAATCCGCCTTTTTCCCATTTATTCATTTCATTAAATCTTTTAAACATAGTGTTACCTCCTAAAATATAAATTTATTATTCTTTCATAAAAGCACTTGTATTATTCGCGTAAAAAGAAAAGGCCTTGTGAGCCTTAATCCTCTTCGAGTTTTGATAATATCTTTTTGGATTCCTTTGCATCCATTCTTAATTCCAATTCTGTTTTTATTACTACATCTCCATCAAGATAAGATATCTTTAATTCATCTAAGTCTAATTCCGCATCAACCTCAAAATGTTTTTTAATATATCTTACTATTAATTTAGATGCTAATTTTCTCATCCATCTTGAACCCAAGTTTAAATTCATTTCATCCATCACATATCCTCTCCTCTCATAATAGTCCTTGCATTATTCGCGCTATCTCCACATATTTTCTTCAACATAGCAAATATCAAATCTATGTTTCTCGGATACGTTATCCCAAGTGTAATCGATTTTTATTACGACTTTACTCTTTGTAGCTTCGTCTATTACTTCTTGTGCCTCGTCTAAAGAATCGCACATAACTGTTGTCCATTTCATCAAA